TGGTGGGTGGGTCAATGCGAACAGAGTCGTGAGATCATGCACGATCTCAAGTTCAGTTACAAAATGACAGAAGTTTTTACATCTGCAGTTGACAGAAATTTGGGCAGTATTGGCTGGCCAAACACGCAATCGTTATACGATGTCAGCATGCAATCGACCGCATTGGTCAAGTTTGACGGAATTGATCAGATAGAAAAAAATCATTCGCAAAGCTATCAAGACATGTTTGTGTTGTGTGCCACCAATGGAAAAAAACAAGGACGTTATTTAGAAATTGGCAGCGCTGAACCGTTCAAAAACAACAACACTGCCTTGTTGGAAAGATTAGGGTGGACCGGAGTCAGCATAGACATAAATCAAAAAGTAGTTACTGAATTTATGGAACAACGAAACAATCTGGTATTTTGTTTGGATGCTACTAAAGTTGACTATGCTAAATTCTTGCACACACTGGGATTTAGTGGAGACATGGATTATCTACAGATAGATTGTGATCCACCTTCTTACTCGTTTGAAATACTTAAACGCATTCCGTTTGATCTGTATAGATTTGCTGTTATCACTTTTGAGCATGATTATTATGTTGATATCAGCATCAGAGATCAGGCCAGACAGTATCTACAATCAAAAGGCTATGTGTTGGCCGCAGGTGACATAGCCTACAATCATACACACAGCTACGAAGACTGGTGGATACATCCAGAATTGGTCAGCGCAGATGTACAGGCTCGATTGGTAGACAGCACCGACGGATTGAAATTTGCCGGCGACTACTTGTTTCCAGCTACTGCCATGTCAGTCAAGCCGCCTGTGGTTGCAACAGTCAGGCCCAGCAGAATTGAAACCAGATCCATGTCAGATATAATCAATCATGATTATAGAAAAGGCATCTGGGTGGTGGACAATTTCTATCGAGATCCTGATGCCATCAGAGCCTTTGCATTAGAACAAGAATACGAACCCAGTGGACCAGGAAAACCCTATATTGGCAGCAGGACCTACAAGCAATTTTTATTCCCAGGACTCCGGGAAGAATTTGAACACATCATGGGAGAACGAATAACTGCCTGGGAATCACACGGCATGAATGGTCGCTTTCAGTACAACATTGAAGGTGAGCCCTTGGTATATCATGCCGACACACAGAAATGGGCTGGCATGTTGTATCTCACACCTGGTGCTCCGCATGAATCCGGAACCATGACACACGCACTCAAGGGCACCAGCATACGGCACAGTACAGACCCTGAGTTCTATCGCTGTTTCAGATCTGGATCAAGAAATCTTGACAAGACACCATTTGAGGACGTGGACATCATTGGCAATGTGTACAATCGCTTGTTTATCTTTGATGCTGGGTACTTGCACAGCGCCTGTGCCTACTTTGGATGGACTCCTGAAAATTCACGCTTGTGGCAAATGTTCTTTTTTGATTGATTACTGACTCATTTGGATCTGGGCTTCCATGGTCTGGATCTTGTCCTGTACTGCAAGAAAGTTCACAGTGGACCATAGACCTGGATGTAACGGCTTGGGCCAACTGCCACTGGCAATCCAGGCCCAGCCTTGATGTTCTTCATTTAATACAGGAACAAATTCACAACCCACGCTGCAAAAAAAAGTATGATACACAAAACCAAGATCAGTTGTGGTGAATTTTTCTAATGGCACTAGTTTTAGATATTGCGGCATTGAGCCCAATTCTTCTTCACATTCTCTTGTGATGGCCTGCATGAGAGTTTCACCTGTCTCAACTCTACCACCGGGCAAGCCCCAGGTGTCTGGATGTTTGACATCGTTTCTCATGAGATACAGGTAACTATTGGTTTGAACACTGTAAAACCAAATGCCCACGGCCGCTACAACACCAGTGTCCATAGGCCTCCCTTGTATAGACCTTGATAACTCTTGACCCAGGCTTGGCCGGTCCATCTGTATTGAATTTCTGTGTTGATGTTGGTCACGTACTGATCGTTTTGTTCACTGCTGGTGCTGTCAAACGAAAGCATCCAGTTGTAACCATTGTACTCCACTATGTCGTTGGCTGATGCAACCAAGACCTGTTGTAATGCTCCGCCCCAGGCTTCTGCGAATGCACCTTGATAACTGCCAGTGGCTTCGGTCAACAGATATCTCTGTCCGGTTTCAGCGGCGGCCAATCCTGCTCCAGGTCCACTCAGCAACGGATTTATCACAGCGTCAACTGGTTCCAGTGTGTTGGCTGGCACTGTGTCTTGGTTGACACTGAACAGTAAAAATCTATCATCGCTGGGATCAAAACTCACAGTACCAATTACGTCAGTGCCATCTGGCTGTTCTAGACTCACATAGCTGATGCCTGGTCGTAAAGTACCGTATAAACCAGCCACAGCTGACCACATGAGATTGCTGTCCGGACTGGTAGCAGGAGTAAGACTGGCATTGGACTGATCAACCACCTCGGGCTGTGTCAAAACCTGTAGAGTATTGTTGATCAACAACACCTGATAGTTGAAGGGCGTAAAAGCCTGTCTGGTACCCAGCAACAAATCGTTATCGGTAATGGCCAAGCTGGCGTCACCGTTGGCATCATAGATACTGGCCACAATACGCTCGACCACTCCTAGTTTTTTCACCTTGGCCGGGCTGGATATGTACATGGGCAATCTAAAAGTCAATGTTGCTATGTCTATAGAAGATTCAGTGTTGCCTGCACCAACTGTGCGGCTTGACCAATTGACATCCTCTAAATATATAGTACTGAGACTGGTCCAGTCAATGTAGTTGTCTGTGCTTTGTATTTCCAAGCTAGGATTGAATAGGACCAAGATCTGTTCCAGCAACTGCATCTTTTGATTGGTGTTACTGGTCCACATGTCCAGTTTTATGGTCAGTTCAAATGGCACTGGCATGAGTCGATCTATACTGAAGGCATTGCCTTGAGTGGTTTCATAGGTGTCGGTTGCACTGTCATAGGTTCGTTGACGCACTGCTATGGTGCTGACAAAACTGGGATCCTGGATCATGGCACGATTGTACTTGAGTCCGGTAATGTAAAAGGTCATCATGGGTGTGCTGGGCAATTCATTGGCACTGTTCTGTTGTATGATGGTCTGTGCCTGGCGACTGCTGTCACCGTAGCGAACTGGTACCCGCACCAGGGTGTCATTTTGACCAGACTCGTTGCGGCCGTATTCGACTTGAAAGTTGCTAAAGATTCTAGCAAACTGCAACAAGAAACGACGTATTTGTTGATCGTAAAAAAATTGTGTAACTGCCATGGTTATCCTGGTGGTCTTGGGTTGGCTGGTGTGATGTTACCACCTTGATCGCCGTTGTCAGCTAGCGGTCTAAGTATCTGGCTGAGACTCTGACGACTTGGTATGTTGCCCATGTCTGTGGTGCTCACTGTGTATGTATTGTTCACAAAGCTGTTGCGTAAAGTTTCTGCGTCCGGGGCCAGGTCAAGATCGGTTCGTACTGCGGATGATATGGCCACCCAACGAACACCGTTGTAGCGAAACAAGCGGTTGGGCAAGTAGTCCAATCGCAGGGCATAGATACCCACTGTGGGATTGGGTGGAAAGCTCACACCCGGAACCACTGGTAATCCGTTGGGTGGCAACAGGTATCCAGTTTCAGGATCGTAGCCACCTGTGAGATAGCCCATGGTATAACCAAAATCAACAGGGGTGGTACCACCACCCTCTTGTGTGCCGCTGGATACCACTGTGCCATCGCTGGCCACTAGCCCAGCACTGGCTGGAAAGCCTACCGGTGTGGTTGGTAATATATAAAACTTGGTGTTGTCATAGCCACTGAACGGTACATCTGCCTGGGCCTGCGCCAACAGGGCATCGTTGATCTCAAGATCTTTTGGACGAGTGCTCATTTGATCACTCACAGTACTGGGAGTAGCAACCGGAGTCCAGTAGGCAGTATTGGAGATTGCAGTACCAGCTGGCACATTGCCCGAGGATACATAATAGGTGTTGCCATCCAGCACAGTAAATCCAGCAGGATAGAAATTTCCTGGATCCCAGATATTGTCCGGCATAAACGGTTGGTCCACGATCTGTTTGTATTCTTGGGCATTGACCATGGGCGTGGCTTTCACCCGCCAAATGTGTGGCAACCAGGTCTGGCTGAATCCTTCAGTGGCATAAGACCCGTCCTGTATCACATAGTATTTGGGCAGGGGCAGGGGTATGGTTGGATCTAGGGGATAGTAATCTTTAAGGTTGGGCAATTCTAACACATCGCCTGACATCAGTTTGCGACCAAACGCATCAATCATGTAGTTGTAATGAAAGGTAATAAACAAGGTATCATTGTTCAAGAACAGGCCAAACTGTGTAAGATCAAAATCAATGTCCTGTTGAGTATACACACCGCGCATGACGTACACATCTGGATCGTAGGCTCTGTCTCTGTTTTCTAACAGTAACAAATCTTCAATGAATAACGGATTTACACTGTCGTATACTGGTAATGTAGCGTCATTGTTGCCAGGATCCTCACTTTCATCCAGGATTGGACCAAGGTATTTGTGTATCAGTACATCTACACCACCCACTGTGTACATTTCTTTGATAGTACGATCAAAAAATTGATAATCTTTCGTCCGGTTAGGACGATACATGGAAAGTTTAGGCATAGTCTAGTATTTACCGCAAAGTTTGATCAAAAGTTCAAAACAGGATAAAATACTATATGGAACAGATACAAGAACGATTGAAACAAGCAGAACGACAGATAGCCGCAGTACGGAGTAAGGTGGCCAGAAGAGACCTGGTCAAAATGCTCAAACCCATTGATTCCATACTGACCAAACTCAGTCAAGAAAGTGTAGAATGCCGTCGGTTACATCGACCCACTGCCCGCTACCAAACCTTGGAACAAGAGGCTGAAGATTTGGTAAAAAATCTGGAAACGTACCTGTTATTTGCCTGTTTGCTTGGCGGTTGACTACAAACGAACTCAGTGTTACAATTAACAATCATGCAATCAAGGATACCCAATGGTAAAAACTAAAAAACCCACCACAGAAATCAAGCTACTAAATCCAAAGAGTGCCGACGTAAAGTACACTGGCTCCGAACCTGCCTGGAAGTTGGTCTTGACCGACGGAGATAGAACCAGTGCCATGCTCAAATCCTTTGCCTGGTACAACTATCACTACAGTAAAAAAGACGCCAAAGACATGATTGCTCATTGGCTTGAACACAATGACAGATCTCGAGACGCCAAACTGATAAGAGGCATTCCAGATAGCCAAATCCGTAGTACCACAGCCTGGGTATGCAGGATGAACTTGATTGGTCTGGCTCTAAGCGAACATGAACTCAGCGTGATTGACAGCCAGATTAGTGACATGATGCGTATCAAGCAAGAAGTAGTTCGAGTCGTAACCGAAGAAGAAACTACACAAGCTCGCTTGACCATACAAGATCATCTGCGTGAGCGCATGAGTGAGTGTGCTGGTGAACTGGAAGGCCTGTTTGATGATTTCCTACAGCAGGGTGCTAAACTAACAGCTGAGTTCAAGCCCATGTCACACATCCGTGGTCGGAATGTGGCACCACAGATGATTGGTACTATCAGTGCCATCTGGAAAGATCGATTAGCTGAATTTGAAGAAACTGTGGAAGGACGTGATGCAGATCTAGTGGAAGCATACAGTCATCTTTCCAAAATACAGTTGCGTAATTGCATAAAGTTCTGCGAACTGGTGGTCAACGACTGTGCCAGTTATGTACAGATCAAAAAGGTAGAACGCAAACCGCGTGCCAAGAAAACCATTAGCCCTGAAAAGTTATCCAGCAAGTTCAAGTATCTCAAAGACTTTGCAGAACTTAAATTGACATCAGTTAGTCCAGCTAGCCTGGTCAACTCCTCTGAGGCCTGGTTATATGATACCAAAAAACGCAAGCTGATACATGTGCTAGCCGATGCTCATGTGGGATCATTCACCATCAAGGGTACCAGCATTGTGGCCTTTGATGCAGTCAACAGTTCGCAAAAAACTCTACGCAAGCCAGCCGAACAGATCAAGTCGATCGTGTCGGTTGGAAAACCTGCGGCTAGAAAAGTGTACAAAGATATAAAGAGCACAGAAATTCGATTCAACGGGCGTGGCAACGACAACTTGATCATACTCAAAGCCTGGTAAATATTAGGCATGTATAAAATAGTAGATGACCATCCCGACGATCCACGCAGTCTTGTATCCAACATTGAGTTTTATATCACCAATGTTTGCAACCTAAATTGCGTCAATTGCAACAGATTTAACAATCATGATTTCGCAGGATATCAAAAATGGGGTGATTACAAAGAAACTTACGCCCAGTGGGCCAAGCATGTACGACTTCAACGAGCAACAATACTGGGCGGAGAACCATTGCTCAATCCCACAATTTTAGACTGGATTGATGGCATCAATGAAGTATGGAATGTGCCTGTACAAATTTTAACCAACGGCACTCGCCTTAATCGAGTTGCTGGCCTGTATGATCGTGTGGTCAACGCAGTGGATCCAGACCGTCTGGGAATTAAAAATTGGATAGGGGTAAGTTTGCACAATCAGCATGATCGTGAAAGATGTTTTGATGAAGTAAAAAAATTCTTACACGGAGACATCACCTATTATCACCACACAGACCCGCTCAATGTTGACAACGCAATGACTTTTGGTGCCACACATGCATTTGTTGACAGCAATGATGTTAGAATACCTGTATGGGAATATGACAGTTTTTATAAAGCCGCAGTTCATTTAAATCAAGATGGAAAATTTACACTGTACAACAACAACCCAGACCGGGCGCACAGCACCTGTGGGTTTGCAATGTTCAAGTGCTATCACTTCATACGCGGCGCTCTGTACAAGTGTGGGCCAGTGGCACTGTTTCCTGAATTTGATGCTCAACATCATCTGGATATCACTGACCAAGATCGAGGATTACTAAACAGTTATGCCCCCTTACAGGCACATGAGTTTGCTGATCGTGGACGTAAATTTCTTGACGAACTTGATCAAGCAATTCCGCAATGTAAATTTTGTCCTGAGTTTGCTCAAGACGAAGAAAACTCTGTGGTGTTTGCCACACTAAAAAAGACTGGCAGCACTAGCGGATTTGTGTAATGAAAACCGTGTTGCTAACACTGGGTGACAGTTGGCCTGAAGGTGCCGAACTTGGCCTTGGACTACCATATGGTGAAATACTTCGAGACAGTCTGCACTATGACCAGTTCTATAACTATGGATCTGGTGGTGCCAGCAATGAAGACATGTTGTATCAGCTACAGCACTATATCGCCACGCACCACAGACAAGATCACACAGTCACAGCCGTATTTTTTCTAACCAATCCGGCTAGAACTGCACATGTACCACGCACACTGTCTTTGGATACCACATCAGATGAACGCCAACATTGGCCACCTGATGCCAAACAGTTTGTGCGTGATTTTTTCCTGCATTTTCACACGCCCACACATGAAATCATGCGTAGCACGGCCACTGTTACAGCCTTGCAGACCTGGTGTGCCCGATATCATATACAGGATTACTATTTTTCTGGCTGGGTAAAATATCCAGTCTGGTTGCCCGGAGTTGATCTTGACCGGATCTGGGCGCAAGGCGCAGAAACAGCAGCTGATTGGTTTGGCGCCAGCAGTCACAACGGTGAACACCTGATCGATGTGGCCGACAACAGGTACATCAAACCAAACTTTGCCCATCCCAATCAGCTGGGACATCAACTGATAGCCGATCGTTTAGCATCCTGGATCCGTTGATAAATACTCATACTGGAGAGAGCATGAGTATTCAACAACAATCGAGTTTAGAAACACTAAAACAAAATCTATTCCAATATGTGCGTTATCAGATGGGCGATCAGATCATAGACATTGAACTGGATGCCGAGCACTACGAAGCAGCCTATCTCAACACAGTGGGAACCTATCGCCAGCGGGCACAAAATGCCTACGAAGAAAGCTACACATTCATGGAGCTGGTGGCCAACGTGAACATTTACGAATTACCCCAGGAAGTATACAGTGTGCGCCAGATATTCCGCAGGACATTTGGCGACAGCACAGGACCGTTTGCCAGCAACTTTGATCCATTCAGTCAGGCAAGCATGAATGTGTATCTGATGAATTTCAACGTGGCCGGCGGTCTTGCTACCTTTGACTTTTACAGTCAGTATGTGGAACTGGCTGGACGCATGTTTGGCGCCTACATGAACTACACATTCAATCCTGTGACCAAGAAACTGCAACTGATTCGTGATCCCAAGGGCACTGGCGAAGCAGTGTTGCTATGGACCTACAACTTCAAACCTGAATTCAACCTGCTGAGTGATCCCTTGATCAGTCAGTGGATGCGCAACTACATGGTGGGCAACAGCAAATTGATTGTGGGCGAAGCAAGAGAAAAGTTTGGCACTATCGCTGGTCCACAAAACGGCTCCACCCTGAACGGCACTGCCATGAAGGCCGAAGGACAGGCCATGATGGATCGAGGTCTAGAAGATCTCAAACTCTACATTGACGGCAGTCAACCCCTCAGCTGGGTTATTGGATAAATTAAAGGAAAATATGGGCATCTCAATTGGACCGGGCATCACAATAGGCAGTGGGTTTACTTTGACAGAAGGACCACCACCAGAAATTGAATATTTAATAGTTGCGGGTGCAGGTGGTGGCGGTTCTTGTGCTGGCGGCGCCGGTGCAGGTGGTTATCGCTCTTCTGTAGTTGGAGAACCTTCAGGTGGAGGGGCCTCCGCAGAAAGTGCATTTGCACCAACCCCATCCGTTACTTATACCGTAACAGTAGGTG